TTTTATCTGGTGATTCCATTGATGATATTCAAAAAATATTAAGTCAGATTGCATTCTTTGAGCTTTATACTAAATTGGATAAAGATTTAAAGAAAAATATATGGCTATTAATTGCTTTTGTCATTTTTAATTCTTATTTAATTGGCCATGTAATAAAAGTTATGTCAAAGGTATATTATTGGTTCTTTAGTATAATCTTTGACCAATTCTTTAATAAAATTATTTCTACTATTCTCAAATGGTTATGGAAACTTATTAAAGCTCTTACAAGTTTCTTTAAAATTGATAAGTTTTTTAGCTTATTTAACCAAGATTTTAGAAATTTTATAAAGGATTTTATTAAAGCTATTTATAGATTCTTTCATCATAACTTAAAAGTCATATTCGTTTTTGATACTGAAAAATATGAAAAAGCTAATAAACCCTTGCTTGACGAGTCATTACAGATGATTAATGAAAGATATAATACGAACTTCCCTATCAAGTGGTATTCAATTTATAAGTTATCAAAAATAATGATATATCATGAAAATTTAAAAAATATGAATGACACTTTCTTAGCAAAGTATAACTTTTATCGCTCTTTATCGTTTATCTGTTTCTTGCAATTTATTCTTTTAATATATTTATCTTTTTACGATAACTTACTAAATGATTATTCCTCTACAATAGTTAAAATCTTATTAGGGGTTAATACCATCTTTTGGTACACATTTCATGAAAAATATAAACGCTACTTTAAACTGTGTGGAAATGAAACGCTTGTTTCAATTTATTATCATCTGAAAACAACTGAAGATAAATCAAATTAATAAAGTTCCGATGGAGACTTGGAAACTCCATCGGATTTTAAAGGAGAGGGAACGGTATGAAAACCGTTCTCATTCCGATTTATTAAACGGATTTAATGGATAATACACGAATTGCGTCAGCATTATGAAGTGCGCCATCCACATATATATCTGATACTAACAACTGACCACCTTGAAGTGCTTGAGTGGAATCATTTGCAACATGCTTCATTTCAATACCTTTCTTTATGGCAACAGTATAAGCAAGTTTTGGATTCATAAGAACAATTGGTTTTGCTCCTGCTGCTACATCTGGCATTGAATCAGAAATCAGAATTGGAAGTCCAAGCATTGTGTATCCAACTCCATCTTTGAAATCTACAAGATAGTAGTCATTGTTTGCATTCTTCAACTTAGAGATTTGTGCAAAAGTTTTGCGGTTCATTACAAAAACCGAACCTTTAACAAATACTGCTTTCATAGAAGTATAAGCTTCAAGAATATCATCAGTACCAATTACACCAACCGCAGAAGTTGATACAACCGAAGTAGCTGGCAATGTTTCATTAAGAATACCCTTCATTTGAGTTGTTCCAGATCCCACCAAGATTGCTTTTTCCAAAGCAAGACCAAGACGTCTTCCTAGTAAACTAACAGCATATGAAACTACATCAAATGCAGAGTCATTAACAAGTTGCTGACTGAATTGGATACCACTTGCTAAACGCTTTTGCTGAAGTTGAATCTTGTCCATAGCAAAATCAGATGGTGTAAGCGCTTCCATTTCTGCGGTCCAGTAAGCATCTCCAAGTGCAGTTTCACGCAAGATTTCAATATTACCAGTAGTCTGAATGACGTTGGTCATTGCAAACAATGGAGCTTCTTCTTGCACTTTTTGAACAATCATATCAGAGATTGTAGTTGGAACAATTAGTTGCCCTGGAGCCGCACTTGTACTGATTGCACGATATTCTTCAGTATTGTAATGACCTTTAATAAATGCTTCAAATCCCCGTTTTTCAACAACAGTATTATTTTCATTCGGATTTAATACTTCAATCATATTTCTAACCTCTTTCTCTTCGTTTAGTTGGTTATTAATTTCATTAAGCTGTTCGCTTAGTTCATTTCGCTTTTCTAACAAAGCTTTTTTATTCATCTCTGTACCTCCACTAACTTCTTGAATATTTGGAATCTCAATATCTTCGACCAAATAAATTCCACGTGCTGAAATTGTGGAACTTGAATATGCAGGGTCTCTAACTACTGAAACTTCAAATAGTTCTAAGTCATGGACTGTTCGTTCAAGGTAGTCATTCATTTTTTTCCAACTGTCTTTGACAGCTCTGAAACCAAAAGACATGTTTTGCAGAATGCCAGACTTAATAAGTTCGTAGTAGTCCTTGCCCCAAGTTGTCGGAGAGATGTTGGCTTCCATATAAAGTCCATTTTCATCTTCAGTCAGTTTTAATGAGCCATTTCTTGTTGAAGCTAGAATCTTGTTTGAATCATGTTCAGCAAGGAAATGAATCTCTTTTGCTTTTTTAATTGCATTAGAAAAGGCACCCTTTGCGATTTTTTCTTTAAATCGCTGAGAGTGCCCTAATAACTCACTTAAATGTTCAGTTTTATTTACATAACCGCTGACTGTCATTGAACCATCTTCATTGGTTCTCATTTCAGCTTGATTAAACCTAAGTTCCATTTTCACTATTTATCACCTTCTTGTTTTACCGCTGAATTAGAGATTGTTCCCATCATGTTTGGAATAATCATTTCATTATTTTCCGCATTGTATAAAACATGACCTAAAGACCACATAAAATAATCCTTCGTAATACGATTCTTATCCAAAATTGCTCGACCTTCATTAACACTATATAAACCTTTTTCAACTGCAAGACCGACAGTTTCAACACGTTCTTTTTCAGTTGACCGTAAGATTTCAGAAGTATCAAAACGGAAGTAGTAACCATTGTTTTTTTCACTTTCTAATAACAATGACTTATCAAGAGCAGATTCAATTGCGGTGATGATCGGTGCCAAAGTATATTGAAGATAAGCCAAGTTTTGTTGAGAGTTTGCGCTGTATTTATTGAACTCAGCATTGATTAAAGATTCATCTACTCCAAACAACTTACAAATATCAGAAGTTGTCATTTTCTTGGAGTTTACAATTTGCATTTGTTCAGGGTTTAAAGAAATTGGCTTATATTCTAAACCTTCTTCCAAAATAACTGTCTTACCGGCATTCTTTCCACCTGTATAAAGTAACTCCCAACCTGCTTTAAGCCGCTTCATTGCAGTTTCAGAGATTTTATTTGCTGTTTGGATAATACCAATTGGTAATGCGCCATTTTTTAATAGATTTTTAGAATAAGTATTTTGTTCAAGTGCCAATTCTAAAATATCCACACCGTGTTTTAAGATTCCCTCATTACCTGAGTCAACAATAATTAAGTTTTCGTATTCAAGTTGAGCATTTGCGCCCAAACCAGTGTAAATTACTTCAACTTTGGATAGAGTAATTCCATTACTTGTATATTGCTTAAATTGGACATCTTTAGCTTTTAGCGCATGAAGTGAAATAATTGAATTGCCTTTTCTCTCAACATAAATAATGGACTTCCCATAAAATAGGTAGTCCTTAACAATTTGCCGTTTAAAAGATTGACTATCAGTTAAGTAATTAGCTTCACCATTTAATAGTCTTGTTCGGTTATCTGGTACCCTTACAACATCTTGTCCATCTTCTTGGTACAAATTGATCGGCAACTGTGAAATAGTTCCTTCAATAAGATTTAAACAAGAAACCACCGTTGGTATTGTCATGGCTTGGTCTTCCGTAATATTTGAACCTCCAAGTAATGAAATAATCGCTAAGTTCTGTCCATTACTGGTGTAAAAGCTCCGTTCTTCTACTGCATTTTTCTTGTTGAAAATATCTAATAATCCCATAACCTAATTTGTTCACCTCCTAGTTAGATAGTTTAGATAAAATGGTCATATATTTTTTTGCATTGTCTTTTGTATGTTTATTCTCAAACAGTGCATTTTTTCCATAGTGCTTAAGATAATCGGTTACATATTTCACATTATTTATTAGTTCTTCTTTATCATCAAAAAATCGCTTATCGCCTTGCATTAATGACTCAAGACCGCAGAATATCATCCAAATGTGCATGTTATCAATACCGTTCTTCTCGCCACTCTTACTAAAATCAAGTAATACTTTCATTTATAATCACTCCTCATTATCAAACAAACTACTTAAACCATCAGCAAGCCCATCTAAATCAATTCCATTGATTACAACAGAATCACTAGCATTCTGAGCAAGAGCAGCTCGACTACTTGGAGTTAAACCAAACTCTGATGCAATAGTATAGAATGTTTTCAGAGATTGTCTTTGTTCATTCAATGCTGGGTTCGGTTTCCGTGTAGAACCAACAGCAGTATCAATGAACATTCCATATTTCTTGATTTCGTTCTGACATTCATCAATCATGCTTAATGCTTTGGCCATTTGATACAAGGAAATAACATCAATACTTGATAAGACTGAATACAATCCAGCATCTTTGAGCCATTGCAATATAAAAAAGTAATACCGCTTAGTTTGAGAATCCATTTTGTAAAGGACTGATGGATTATCAAGAGCTTCCTTGTTCTGAGCCATTGCAAGTTCTTGATCTTGAACTCGTTGTTTCTCCGCTTCAGTCAATCCAGTTTTATTGCCCTTTCGCAGATGTACTGGGATATGTTTTCTTGTCAATTTCATTACCTCCTATTCAAAACAATCTCTAAACTACTAGCCCAAAAGATAATGAGAGAGTGAATGAATG